GCGGTGCCGCGGGCGGCGGAGATCCGGGCCTCGGTGCTGGCCATGGCCCATCCCTGCAGCGCGCCCAGGTACATCGCGCTGGCATACCCGCTCAACACGACCATGCCCTTTACTTCGAGCAGCTTGTCGAGCAGCTGGGCGTGGTCGTCGTCGGTCAGCTCACAGTCGTAGTACCGACCGTGCCTCGCGCCCACGTTGCGGGTGCCCATGACATATGGCGGGTCGACGTAGAACAGTGTGTCCTCGGCGTCGTGCTGGTCGATGATGCCCAGGGCGGGGCGGTTCTCGATCATGATGCCGGACAGGCGGGCGCATACTCGAGCGAGGGATTCCGGGAAGCGTGCCCACAGCTGCTGCGCGGTGCCGTGCTTGCGCCTGGTGTCGATACGGAACCCCGTCGTGCCCTTGGTGGCGCCGGCCGAGCCGAAACCCATCTCGGCCCGGACCAGCGTGCGCCGTGCGCGCTCGATCGGGTCGTCGGTCGGCTCGTAGGCTGCGTTGAATTCGTCGCGGGCGTATGGTGTGAGCAGCAGAAGCTGGATCAGGCGATCGCACTGGCCAGCGTCGCGCAGCACGCGGAACACGTTGACGATGTCGCCGTCCAGGTCGTTGTACACCTCGGCATAGGCCCGCTCCTTTTGCACCAGTACGCCGGCGGCGCCGCCGAATGGCTCGACATAGCAGCGGTGCGGCGGGAAATGCTTGATGACCCACGGCGCCAGGCGGAACTTGCCGCCGTGGTAGCGCAGGACTGGGCGCGTCGGCGCCTCGGTTTTGATGGTCGTCGTCATGGGGGCGACACCTGATCGATGACGCGGCGCAGCTCCTGGCGCCCGTGGTATTCGGCCCGCTTCGTGCTGTCGCACTTGTCGGCGATGGCAGCCTTGTCCAGGCGCCGCCATGCCTTGGCAACGTGGGCGATTTTCTCGTCCTCGGTCGCCTGTTTGGTACTGGTCTCTTGGCCTTGCATGGTTCTATTTCCTATTCGGTGGCTACCCAGGCGAGGGAGCGCGGTTTGAAATCGCCCTTAAAGATGCTGGCGTTGAAAGCGGCCTGCGACGGCCGCCCGCCCCGGAAAGCGCTGCGCATGGCCACGAAGATGGCCACCACGTGGCCATTCGCTTCGGCCGGGCCCGGCAGTACGATTCGTCTTCGCCTGGATATGGGCGAGGACGAGGTCTCGTACGAACGGCGCGATCTGGCCTGGGCAGAACGCGCGTATCCGGTCTTGCTCGGCATCGTTCAACGGCACCTTCAACGTGTTTTCGCGCTTCGGGTTTGGCTTGCTTTTCATCTGTGCTTCTCCTAGTGGGGCGGTGGTTCAGGATTGGTGCTACGGGGTAAGGGGCAGGGGAAACTGCCTGTGTGCAACTTTTTTGGCGTGAAAAAAGCCGCAGGATTACGGGGCTTCAGCTCCCCGGCGCTTGGTGCGCGCGGGAGGTGACATGCGCACGACCGCCCAATCGGTAGACGGGCACAACTCTTCGCAGGTCAAAATGCGGCGGCTCTCGCGCTCAAGATTGATGGCGAGGCGCTCGGTGCAGGGGCGGTTTCCGTAGCCGACTTGCCGCAGGTAGTCGAAGGATGTGCCACACCGTTCCGCAAAGGAGTCCCGGGCTTCCACCGGGATGGCGTTCAGGTAGTCGAGGAGTTTCATGACCCGACTGTATCAATTGATAAAGTAAAAGTCAAGCATATGCTAATTTATCAAATGCTAAAAGTGCGCGACAATATGCGGATGAACATTTACCAACACCGCAGGGCGCGCCTCCAGGCGCTCATTGATGCCGACTACGACGGCAAGCGCGTGCTATTTGGCGACAAGACCGAGATGAGCGATTCGCGCCTGGCCCAGCTCATGTCAGAGACGTACCGCAATGGCGAGGCATTCACCGAGAAGACCGCGCGCAAGCTTGAAAAGCTGGCCGGCCTGCCCGAGTTCTATTTCGATCAAGAAGTGCTGGCGCAGAAACCAGCGCCTCTGCCGCCCGGCAGCGTTATGAAGGTTGCCGTGGCGGACGAGGACGACCCCGACCTGGTGCAGATCCCAAAGGTGCGACTTCGCCTATCGGCCGGCCTTAGTGGCTTCGAGATCGAGCCAGAGCCGTACGATGGCACCACGACGACCGTGCCGGCGGAATGGATACGGCGACATGGTTACAACCGCGACTATCTCCTGGCGACTCGAGTGCGCGGGGAGAGCATGGAGCCGACGCTTTACGAGGATGACCTTATTGTCGTAAACACAGCCGACAAGAAGCCTGTGGACGGCGAGGTGTATGCAATCAATTACGAAGGGGAGCCAGTCGTGAAGCGCATGGAGCGCGACGCGGGGGACTGGTGGTTGAAGTCGGATAACCCAGACCAGCGTAAGTTCAGTCGCAAGGTCTGCCGTGGCGATATGTGCCTGGTGATCGGCAAGGTTGTGCGCCGAGAGGGTGATCGCCTGTAATGCATTATTCAGTGGTGCGCCTGCGCGGAGTGCGCGTGGCGGTTGTACTTGTGGACGGCTGGCAGCTCGCGGAACAGCATGCCCGCCCGTTGGTGCGAAAGCTGCAAGCCCAGCTCACCCTGGGCGTAATGCTGGTGGCCCGGGATGCGGCGGCGGTGAACGGCCTGAAGGCGTACGCGGACTTCGACGCGCAGCCGTACCTGTTTGCGCTACTGGCCGGCGAGAACATTGAGTGGAGCCGGCTACCGGACGAAATTGAGCCGGAGCTGCCGTTTTAAAAGGGTATATGGACTTCTACAATATTTTTATAGTTATTTGCCTTGCTCTTATCGCTATCGCAGTCCGGGAGTGCGCTCGGCACCTTCGGAAAATTAGCGAGCAACTAAGCGAGGCGAGCCAGAAAGGTGATGAGGCAGTTCGGCTTGGCACTGAGGTTCACTTCGACTTGGAGCATATTCGGAACGAGCTGGGGTCAATCTCAAGCATTGTCGCCCAGTACGAGAATCGACAGCCGCACCCGTACGAATAATCCCCGCCCATCGTGGCGTTGCCTTTTATTGTATTGAACAGCGAAATATTTGAACGCAATAATGACCAAGAACGAAAAACAGATGCTCCTGGTGCTTGCTAAAGCTGTTGTGAGACTCAGCGAAATCACGGATAAGTTGATTGTGCATGCCCCAAACGACTCCAAGGAAAAGTTAAAGGAACTCGCGAGGGAAGTGGATGCTGAGATTGGGCACTTCGTTGAAAAGGTGCAAGCGGAATGGGGTGCGCCAAGTGAGTAACGTTGACCTACGACTGCTGGACAAGATCGGAAAGCGCCTTGACAACAACGGTGAGCCACCCGATTATGGTGGAATGGAAGCCCGCGTCGCAAAGCTCGAAGCCGATCTCACCGCCATCAAAATCGATGTTGCGGTGATCAAGGCCAATGGCGCCACGAAGTCGGACGTTGCCGAGCTAAAGGGTTCGCTCAAGTCTGACATCTCGGAAGCACAGACGAAGATTATTATGTGGGTAGTCGTGGCTATCTTCTTGGCTCAACTTCTTCCGCTGGTTAAGGACTTCATCCGACCATCGCAACCTTCCGGTTCGCTACAAGTAATGCAGCCCGCTCCCTCTCGTCTTCCTGCGCCCCTGGCGCCAGCCGCGACGGCACCACCGCCGGCCAAGTAAAGCAACGAGACCACAGTCTCGACTAGCCCGCCCCGAGCGGGCTTTTTTACGTCCGAGCTATCCACGCTACAAAATATTCAGCATTTCTTTATCAATCGCTTGACGCACAGTTTAGCAATTGATACAGTATCTCCAACGAAACGAGCTCAGCACCAGCCGAGCCGCCAACCGGGAGAGCAACGATGCGCACCACCGACACCACCCTCAAGCTGCATGAGCAGCGCTTCATGGTCAGCCCATGCGGGTTCAAGTCCGACCACTTCCACGTGAAGGACGTCGCGATCAAGGCGCCGAGCTGGACGGACTGCACCGAGATGACCGACGCCGAGGTCAATGAACTGATGGTGCGCCGCATGAACAGCTCGCAGAAGGCGGCTTGACCATGGCCCTCTACGACCCAACCGTAGCCGACGAGAAGCGCGACGAGCGCTTGACCGAGCTGACCCGCGAAGCAGCGGACGCGATGACCCAGGCGCTGGCCGCCGGCCTGCCGAAGACCATGACCCTGATCGACGAAGCCCTGGGCGAGTTCATGCAGGACGACCAGGCGCGCGCCGAGCTGCTGCGCAAGACCGCCGCCGGTGGCAATCCCTTCACGAAAATCCTGTCGGATCTGATCTGGGCTGAGGCCTGCGTGCGCGCCGAGCAGGAGCTGCAACGCCTGGAGCGCGAGGGCAAGGAAGACGCCGACGAAGCACTGATCGACGCGGCGATCTGGGATCGAGAGAACGCCTGACCGAAGCGCCGCGCCTCGGAACACAACGCGCGGATAGCCATCCCCCGGGTGAAGAAGCAGGGGGCCTTGCACGGAGTGGCCGCCAGCCTGTGGCGCACAGGCCTGCAACGGGTGCAGTTAGAACCCGCCGCCCGGTGAGAGGCCGGGACCAACAACGAAGCCGGCTGCGCCGGCGCCAACCAGGAGAGCAGGATGAAGCACACTAAGACGCCGTGGCGGGTCGGCAATCCGAACAAGATGGGTTCGGTAGTAGCCGATGAGCCGGTTCCGGAAATCGGCGGTAGCGAAGATGTCGACTACTACGGCGGCCACCTGATCGCGGAGTCGATCGCGCCGCGCAATGCCGCCTTCATCGTCCGCGCCTGCAATGCGCACGAGCTGCTCGTCGAAGCGCTGAACGAGGCGCGCGAACTCCTGTCCCTGAGCGGCATCAACAGCGGCGACACCGCCGACTATCGCAATGGCCGGGCCAGCGATATCGTCGGCCGCATCGATGCCGCCCTCATCATGGCGAGGTCCGCATGACCTCCCTCACCCTGATCCGCGTCCCGCGCCGGGCGCTCCGCCGCCTGGCCAAGCCGGCGCTGCTCTGGCTGAACGCCTGGCGGTTCAAGCGCTCGGAGTGCGAGATCTACCGCCTGAACACGACGGCCGATGCGCTGCGCCGGGCCGCCGGCCGCGAGTCCGTCCGCCAGGTGAAGCTGTCGGAGCAGCGCCGCCAGATCAACGGGTGGTGAGCATGGTTTGCGCATCCTGCGGCGGCCACGTCACCTGGCGCGGCCCGATCACCGACCTGACCCATACCGAGTGCGCCGACTGCGGCGCGATCAATAACCAGCTGGTCGACCAGCCTGACGAAGAAGAGGAAGACCAATGATCCGCCGGTTCCGCGACCACTACCGCACCCAGTTCCAGCTGTCCCTGCGCGCCGGCTTCGGCCCGCGCAAGGCTGCCCGCCGCGCGCTTCGCACCTACATCTTCGGATTCTGACCATGAACGCAATCGTTGACCCAAGCAACTACGACCGCACGAAATACATCGGCGGCAGCGACGTAGCGGCGATCCTGGGCGTCAGCCCGTGGCGTAACGTCGTCGACCTCTGGATCGACAAGATCACGCCGCGCGCCGAGAACGGCCAAAACGCCAGCGCCAAGCGCCGCGGCTCGCGCATGGAGCCGTACATCCTCGACATGATCCGCGAGGAGCACGGCTTGGAGATCGTCGCCGCCAATAACCGCTACATCGACCGCGAGCTGCCGTTCATGGCCGCCGAGATCGACTTCGAATACCTGGACCCGGAGACTGGGCAGGTCGAGAACGGCGAGATCAAGACCGTGCACCCGTTCAAGGCTAAGGAATGGGGTGATAACGGCACCGACCAACTACCGCTGCACTACCTGGCGCAGATCCAGCACGGCATGGGCGTGCGCAGCGCGCGCCGCTGCCGCACGTTCGCCCTGATCGGCGACGACCTGGAGCCGTACTTGGTCGACCGCGACGACGAGCTGATTGCCGCGATGCGCGCCCGCGCCACCGAATTCTGGACGAAGTTCGTGCTGCCGAAGATCCAGCCGCCGCTCGACTACGAGCACAAGGACATCATCGACACGCTCAAGCGCCTTTACCCGGGCACGGACGGCAAAGTGATCGACGCCACCGTAATGCACGAGCACTGGCGCGCCGTGATCGGCACGGCCGCCGAAATGCGCGACCACTACGAAGCGATCGTCAACGGCGCGAAGGCCCACCTGTTGTCGGAGATGGGCAGCGCAAGCGCGATCAAGTTCAACGACGGCATGGCGTTCACCCGCAAGGTCGTCAAGAAGAAACCCTACACCGTCGAGTACTCGGCCACGAGCTATGTCGACTTCCGCCTCGCCAAACTTAAGGAAACAGCATGACCACTTCGCAACTGAAAGCCATCGCAACCGGCCAGGCCGGCAAGACCGAGAAACCCAAGGACCTGGCGCAGCTGATGGCCAGCCCGGCCGTGCAGTCCCAGCTGAAGGTCGCGCTGCCGCGCCACATGACCGCCGAGCGCATGGCGCGCATCGCCACGACCGAGATGCGCAAAGTCCCGAAGCTGGCCCAGTGCGACCCACTGTCGTTCCTGGGCGCCGTGATCCAGTGCGCCCAGCTGGGCTTGGAGCCGGGCAACGCCCTGGGCCACGCCTACATCCTGCCGTTCGACAAACGCCAGAAGGTGAACGGCCAGTGGCAAACCGTTTCGACCGAGGCCCAGGTGATCATCGGCTACCGCGGCATGATCGACCTGGCGCGCCGCAGCGGCCAGATCGTGAGCATCGAGGCGCGCGCCGTGTACGAGGGCGACGAGTTCGAGTGCACGCTGGGCCTGGAGTCGAAGCTGACCCACACGCCCGACTGGCAGAACCCGAACCGCTCCCAGCCGGACAAGCTGCGCTTCGTCTACTCGGTGGCCAAGCTGAAGGACGGCGGCATCCAGTTCGATGTCATGTCGCGCGCCGAGGTCGACGGCATCCGTTCGCGCAGCAAGTCGGCCGACAACGGCCCATGGGTAACCGACTACGCGGCCATGGCCCTCAAGACGGTGGTGCGCCGCCTCTTCAAATTCCTGCCGGTGTCGATCGAGATGCAGCAGGCCGTGAGCATCGACGAGCAGGCCGAGGCCGGCATCAGCCAGCAGAACAGCGCGATCATCGACGGCAACTTCAGTGAGGTCGAGACGCCGCTCGAGCTGGAAGGCGACCAGGCGGCCGGAACCCCGGGCCAGCCGACCGGCCAGCAGCAGGCCGCCCAGCAGCAGCCGGGCGCCGATGACATCTATGACGCCATGTTCAAGCGCATCAATGCCTGCAGCGACGTCGACGTGCTCGACCTGATCGCCGACGAGATCCGCGACGTGCCGAACACCACCGACGCTGCGAAGCTGGCTGAACTCTACAAAGAGCGCCGCGCCGCGCTGACCGGAAACTGAACCGATGACC